ATCTGGAAAATAAGAAACCTCCTTTATCAGAATATAGGGGGCCTGTACCATTGCTCGCTCTTGATAGGTACTTGCACATGATCAAGACGACTTTGAAGCCAGTTGAAGAAGACTCTTTACACATTGAAAGACCTGTCCCCGCGACGATCACATATCACAGGAAGGGAACGGTCATGATGACGACCCCATATTTCTTGGCTGCCATGGCCCGCCTGTTATATGTGGTAAAGAGTAAGATATACATACCGACTGGTAAATTCCACCAGATTTTTCAAATGAACCCTGATAACTTGAAACATTCTAAGTTTTTCAAGGAGATTGATTTTTCAAAGTTTGACAAATCTCAGGGTCGATTACACCACGATATCCAACTTAAGCTGCTGCTACATTTGGGTATTCCTCAGCACTTCATTGAAACATGGTTCAATGCCCATGAAAGAAGTCATATAAGAGACAGAGATTGTGGTGTGGGGTTTTCCGTTGATTACCAACGACGAACTGGTGATGCATGCACGTACTTGGGTAATACGCTGGTTACCTTAAGCGTTCTTAGTTACGTGTATGATTTATCTACTCCCAACGTTTTGTTGGTTGCCGCCAGTGGTGATGATAGTTTAATCGGATCCATAAGTCCATTACCTCGTGACAATGAAGATTTGTGTGTATCACTCTTCAATCTCGAGACGAAGTTTCCACATAACCAACCATTTATATGTTCCAAGTTCTTATTGGTTGTTGAATGTGATGATGGATCTGAAGAAGTTTTAGCAGTGCCTAATCCTCTAAAACTCTTACAAAAACTTGGTCCCAAAAATCTACAGGTCACCGTGCTTGATGATTACTACCAAAGCCTGTGTGATATATTATGGGTTTTTGAAGATGCCGACATTTGTCGAAGGACAGCCGAAATGGCTGAATATAGACATTTCAAGGGAAGGAAGAATTGCCTTTTCCTTGAAAGTGCTCTTTTGAGTTTACCGAGTTTAGTGGCAAACAAATTGAAGTTTATACGTAGAACCATCAATTTAGAAGGTTCTAAAGCTTGTATAAAAGAAAATGTTTATTCCGATTTGCTTATTGCTACTAGTTCGAAGTGCGTCAGCGGATCTGATGGGCTCAAAAGTCGAACCCAGCGATCTACCGTCCCCAACAATCGATGGTCAGACGATGCGCCAGAAACCAGAACCTCGGGTAGAGATAGGACCCGGAGAGTCGATAAACGTGAAAGCTGGCAGGGATCAAGTGGTACAAGTTCCGGTCGAAACTCGACTAGAAGAAAGGAGCCCGCCCGGAAGGGCAGGATCAAATTGCATTGATTGTGCCATTGCTCACCTTCCCGAAACCATATTTTCGGTGAAGGTTCCGAAGTTGAATATCAACTTCGAAGTTTCAGATTTTCCTTCTTCAAGGTTAATCTTTGCCAACTTAGCCGATAGAGTCAGACAGTTGCCCTTTGTGAAGTCCTTATCCGTACCGACGGACACACAGAGGTTACAATTGAAGACCTTAGGTGATGTTGAAGTCCACATCTCTATACCAAAATTTGGGTGGAACCAAATTTTGAAGTTATCAGATGTTGTTTCCGGATTTAATCTTCCGAAGATTCCCAGCATTGCTCCCAAAGTGGAGTCATGTGTTGGTGAGTGCTTAACTCAATAATGGCAACCGATCGCATCTTAATCGGTGTATTGAGTTTAATTCTACTAGTATCA